ACTTTTCCTCCTGATAACCTACGCCATTATATCTAAATTAGTTATGCGGTTACAAGGATTTTCAGAAAAAGAAAAATTAAGTATTAGACATCATGTAATCAAAAAGACATGACTCTTAAGAATCATGTCTGAATATTCAAACAAAGTGCCCCGGTTCTAGGAACCAGCATGCTCTACATGACTAGTTATAGAACATGCTTCAGGGCAGTTTGCTGTGTCCGCTCTCTAGACACAAGTCTATTTTAAAAAACATTTTTTCACTCGTCAATACCCTTTTGTAAATTTCTTTCAATATGTAATAGAATTATAGTTATTTATGAATTTAACAATTCAAAAAATGGCATTTTTTCTCATTTTCATGAGTAAAAAAGTTCTATTTTTGTTATTTTCCTAAGTGTATTAATTGTCTCAATATGAAAATACATTATAATTTCACAACATGTGTAAAGATATTTATTTTGTAAATGATTACATATAATAACATGAGATTCAGACTCTCTCTGACGTTTTCAAAGCTTGAAATTAAAAAGCGCGTAAACAAAGGAAAAAATAAACCTTGGTACTGATTTGTTACTAATTATGCACTAAGCAGAGATAAAATAGTGCATATTAGAGCATAAAAAAAGACAGACGGCAATCTGTCTTTTTGAATAGTAGAAACAACGATTGTCTACTAAATCTAAATTTCATTTAATATTTTAGTATTTGTTTCTTAGATTGTCAACATTTCCATGTTACATCTTAGTCCCTTTAAGAAGCCAATCCCATGTGTTCGTTCCCACGATTCCGTCTTGCTTCAAGCCTCTATTCTTCTGGAATACTTTAACCGCTCTTTCTGTTCCACCGCCAAATTTCCCATCTGTTGATAATTTAAAACCAACACTGTTCAAGCGTTCTTGGATTAACTTTGTAATATTTCCTTTCGCTCCGCGCTTAACCGTAACACAAGCGCTTAGCGTTTTTGGTCCTTTTAGTCCATCAACTTTTAATCCTTTGTCAAACTGATCGTTTAGTTCGCTCTGTAGTCTTGCGACCCAAGCATCATAGCCACTCTTTTGTGGCACTGGAGTATCTGCTTTTGGAATTGCCACAGAAGCGCCATTCAAGCGACTTTTAAATGCATTCCAAGTTGCATCATTTAGTAGCCCGTTACAATTAGGACACGCTTTACCATTTACATCATAATGACGGATGACATTTTTAATTGGAATATTGTATTTTTTCATCAATACCTTACCCAATTCGATTGCATTTTCAAGTGTCTTGTCAGTGATTTCAACAACTCCATTTTTATAGCAATCGCACATTTCGATGCTGATAGAGTTGGCATTCTTACAGATATTATAGAGTGGGTGATGTTTAGACTGACATTTTCCCCCAACCGAATACGCTGCATAGTTATCTGGTACTGACTGCGTTACGCTGTCATCATCCACAAAGTAATGTGCTGATGCCTTTACGATATGATTATGAAAATGCTTGCCATTACCTTCGTCAGAATCGCCGTCGTTTCCAGTGTAGTGATAAACTAAATACTTAATAGTGTTTAACGCTCTGACACCACCATAGTTCTGCTTATTCGCAATATTGGTTTTTAATGTATATCCCATGATTATTCCTCCTCAAAATATGCGCCAATTCCATAATTATCGGCACACATATATTCGATTCTGCATCCTCGTGCAGTATTCCAGTCTTTTACGAAATAGGCTATATCTGCGGTTGATAGCAATTCGATAGATTTTCCAAGACACCACAAAGGAGTGCCATCACTATCAATGTAACTATCAATGATTTCAGCATCATCGCCATAGAGACTTTTGATGTTTTTGATAGCCTTTTCTCTATTTGATTTAATTTCTTTTTCTGATAAGCCTTTCATGGGTTGTGAAATAAATATTTTCATCTTGTTATTTAATCCTCCACTTTAATGCATACATTCTTTTCTTTCTTGTAAGCATCTAAATATAATTCTTTCTTGTCTCCGTTATAAGTAGCCTCAAAATACATGCCATCTGACAATGTAGTTGATAATAATGCCTTGTTATTCTGCAATGTCTTACATGTCCAAACCACATATACACCATAGTTATGTGGTTCTCTTACATAATCGAGCACTGCTTCAATAGCAATCTTTAGAAATTCGTCATTACCCATTGTTATTCTCCTTGTTGATAGCGTTTTCTGCTACTTCTAAGCCTTTAGTTAAAACAGATGGTACATTGTCACCTGCTTCTACAAAGTTCTCAATGATGCTTCTTAATTCATTGATAATGAGAGATGCTAATGTAAACCATCCAACATAAGTTGTGATAGTTAAGTCAACATTGATTGTCTGACCGACTTCGATAAAAATCGCTGATGCGAGAAAAGCAACGAGTACCATTAACCAGTACCCTAACTTTTTCCATACACCACGCACTCCCTTGGCAGAATTATCCTTCCCCGTTAAACGTGACTTTCTAACTCCTGTGATGTAATCAATCACATTAAGAACTAGAAACCCAACAAATAACAGCCAATGAGTACCAAAAACTGCACTCAGTACTGCCACGATAGTTCCTCCTAATGCATTGATTGAATCCATATACTTTAATGATGTGTTGTATAATTTCATTTTAATTTCCCCTTGTTTTTTTTATTTGTTTGCTGAAACTCTTGGAATCATAACGAATCCTGTTATATAAGCACCTTTGGCAACAGTTACAGAATCCATTGATATGAGTGCCAATTTATTGCTGGATAAAGAAGGATAGTATCTTATCGCCAATCTGTATCTATTGTCCGTTACAACAGCGCTAAAGAAATTACCTATACCACCAATAAGGCTGGGAAGATTTCCATCTCCTGGATAGTACCCTGTTCCTGCCGAAAATCCTGTATTGTTGGAAAATGAACCGTCATAGGAAAGGAATACAAAATACCCGTTATAGCGATACTTGAATGTGATACCACATGCGTTCCCTAACGTAACTGGTGCAGACCATCCCATAGGTTGCATAACTCTATGCTGTAATTTTCCATCCTTAAGAACAGGAATCCATGTATCGGTCTGATTTTCTGTATCAAAATCAAAAGTGTAGCCATTGTACGACTGCGCTTCTAGAGGCATATCCACCTTTAACTTGCCGCTTTCAGCCTTGCATCCAACTCCAATCCCTTTACCATCAGCAGAAAAATCAAGCAGCTTGAACGAAGGAACGATAGCAGCATAAGCTGCAACGCCATCTGTAGTGAAGTAATCCTTCACAAGTACTCTAAAGGAATAGGCATTATCTATATTGAACTTGCCAGCGGATGATATATATACCTTATTCTCGCTACTGTATGAATCTGTATAAGTCGCAAGAGTAGTCCACGTTTCACCGTTTTTGTACTGAATCATGACAGACTTATCATTTTTATTTGCAACAGGTGCAATTGAAAATGAATAAGTAATCTTAACCGCCGTACCATCATCATCTGCTTTGTTAGTCGAAACATTCCAACGCTGAGCACTCACATTCTTAACGGTTGGTGAGTACCACTCTGTAACATCAATATTTTTGGAGAGTGTAGCCTTCTGCCCTCTTGAATCTGTAACTGTCGATTTAAGAATAACTGTGTCAGAGGACTTAAACGGTTGAGTAATGAACCATGTATTAGGTCCTTGAGCAATCTGTCCATCAACCTCATTGTAATAGTAAGTAATTGAAGCACCATTCTTCGCCGTTGCTGATACATTACATTTGACTTTCGAAACACCCTGTATAATTGTTGATGCTCCGAATCTTTTTGCAATTGCAGCATCTTCATTTGTGTATGTGATGCCTGTAACAGTTGGACCATAACCTGAGGGAAGTACAACATCCAAGGTACAGTAATTACTACCGATGAATTTACCGGAACGACTGTATGTATCTACTCTGAAGCAAATATAGAACTGTGAAGCATTGGGCATCTTACTGATCAGTGAAGTTGGAACTGTCCATCTGAATTCATCATTCCACTGATTATCAGCAATCTGTTCAGTCTTATCATAAAAGCTGTACGTGATTACATGTCCGAAATCAGATGACGCTCTAGGTGTCTTGATTGTTACACTGTTTCCAAAATAAACTGATGCTGGAGAACAGTAAGGCTTTGTTGCTCTAGGAATGACGTCACAGTCAATACCACCCGAAGCAGATACACTACCTACGTAACTGCCCGAAAGAGTTACTTTCAGTTCCTGGCTGAATGAGAAATCAAAATGCTTGCCACCGTTGCTGTCATGAGGAATCTTGATATTCGTAACTGTCGCAAGTGTCTTTGTTCCACCACTCGTGCCGACACTTACACCACCCGACCATATAAGCACTCCGTTCGCCCACATAGAACCATATTTTGTGGCACTGGAATTGATACTCCATTTATAGTACATTGTCAATTTAGCAGTCCACAAATCATAGTTGCCATCCACGTTGACACTTGTTCGTGTCATTGTCATTGTGACATTACCATTTCCACTCGCAAACGAAGCGGAGCATGATGAAGATGTTGCCATTAGTCACCACCTACTTTCTTAAAAGTCAATGATCCATCGCTATTAATAATGAATCCGAAGTTTCCAATTCTTAATGAATTAGAAACCTCAATGTTAGAGTTGTACATTCTGTTATTTGCAAAATACGCTACTTCGTCATTGTTCTGAAGAATAGAGTATTTGCTGTTTGTCTGTCTTGTTTTGAACTCCGAATCCTGTTTACCAATTTCAATTCCTTCTGCATTGAATCTGATATAAGTGTTCAGTTGAGTTTGATTGCTTGATACTGTATCAGAAAGAGAACTAAAGTCTTCTTTCTTTACAAATCCCATCTGAATGCTTTCCGTTGTCTGCTGAATAGTAGATACAGTAGAAGCAAGGTTTTTACCATCAGAGGCACTGTAATAGTTTTCCGAGACAGTCTGTAAGATAGATGTCTTAGTCTGTTCTATGGATGAAGAAGCATCCTTTGTCGCCTGCTGCAGCTGATTGTTCATGTTGTTTATTCTATTGTCGTAATCATCAATGATTGACTTTAGGTCATTTGCAAGCACTGGGGTGGTCGTTGTATATGTTCCATCATCCCATAATATCTTTGACCTCACCCAATAATAATGATTGTCGATATAGTCATCGGGAACGCTTTTCCACCCGTTACTGTTTGAATCGGGCATTTGTGTTGAAGAATCAGATAGATAATACTCCGGCGTAATTGAACGGATGCCCTGTCCGTCTTCACCATCATTTACTTGCACAAGAGTTGTGCTCGCTGACGCCTTAATCATTTTATCAACCTTCTAACTGAGCGCTGAATGTAGCCTTATTTGAAACATCACCAGCACTGATTGTATATGTAGAGCCTGTCGCTACCGCGGTAGTTCCACCATCCTTATACCATTTGATAGTTCCTAATGATGCTAGAGCAGACCCACTCACTTCAACTCCACCCTTATAAATATGAGCAGTTAGAGTTGTAGCAATAGCGGTATTCTTGAAGATTGTTCCACCACTTGAAGTGATTGCCATCGTGATAGCATCTAAGCCATCCTTTCCGTTTGTGCCGTTTGTGCCTTTGTAGGAAACCGAATATGATTCAGTAGACTTACCATCCGAATACTTAACAACTGTTTTTGTCCATAGATACTGGCCATTTGCCACATTAGGAACTGTTGGACTCCATGTCCCTGTCGGAGGAGTTGTGCCACTTGTACCTGTTTGATATGTAACTGATGTTGAACTAACAGTAACACTTGTACCGTTTGAACCATTAGTTCCATTTGTGCCTTTATATGAAACTGAATAAGCCTCTGTTGATTTACCATCAGAATATTTGACTACTGTCTTAGTCCATAGGAACTGCCCGTTTGGAACATTAGGAACGCTAGAACTCCATTCTCCTGTTGGTTTAGTAGTCCCGCTGGCACCAATCTGATATGTAACTGATGTTGAACTAACAGTAACACTTGTACCATTCTGTCCTGTCTGCCCCTTGAATGCGATTGAGTAACTGAATGTCTTATTGATTGTGATATCACCATTCACAACGATAGGAATAGTGATAGTGCCGCTCTTAGTTAATGCAGACGTTGCGGTGATTGTGATTGTTGGCTGTAAAGATTTTCCATCAGATACCGCTGAAATACCAGTAGGACATGTAATGTTCCCTACAGTACACGATACCTGCTCACTACCACACAATGCCATCACCTGTGTAGTTGTTGTCTGTGTGCCGCTCACTGAATTAGTAGTACCTAAGAATGTATAGTTATCATTCGTCAATACCACCGAATATCCATCAGTTAAGTCGATAACGTCAACTTGGCCGACTGCCTTAATTCCCATATTTTTCCTCCTATACGTTTAATTCGCAGTTGAAAACTGCCTTGAATTTAATATCTTTTGCTGAAATCGTGAACATGAACCCATTATCATTCAGTCTTGAATCATCTAACGGGATCTTGCTGAATTCTGTCTCTCCGTGCCTTTTAATGAGCCACTGCAGATATGCATTATCTCCAAATGTTTCTCTCAGCTTTGAAGAGTTATCAATCACAACTCCACCCACATAGATATTTACTGTGAATATAGTTGCCACATCACTGTTCTTGAATGTCGTGCCATTTGATGATTCTATACACAATAATATAGAATCCTCACCCTTCGCTCCTGTAATGCATACCGGTGTACTGTATGTAACGGTATTATTGATCGTCGTAGCTGTTCTCTGCCATATGTAGATTCCAGCATGCCATGTTGGTGCAGTCTCTGACCACCCTGTTTTGGGAGGTGTAACACCATCGGTCGAACTTGCATATTCGCATACGAATTTCTTAACAGACCCCTGTGCTTCTTTAAGCGCTTCATCAGCCTTGTTCTCGACTCTTTCAAACGCTCTAATTTTCACTTCGCCCTTCTCGTTTACATATAGGCTAGGGTTACTTATCTCCCCCTTATCGTCTCTTTCACCTATCTTAATAACACCGTTATCAAGGTTAAGTTCGAACATTTCTCCGGTTATAACGCCAGTCGTGATAGCGTTCGCACTGAAGTTACCTTCCAGGTCGAACGCAATCTTTGTGAACGTTTTACCACCATCAACACTGTAGCCAAGACCACCACTAGAGAATTTCCACATCTTAGTATCATCACGTAGTGTCGGCGTGTTCATGATAGACCAGCCACTAGGCTGCCCTTCTTCGTTGAAGTCAACTCTGTAGTAGCCGCCATTATGCCCTAGAATGTTCTCACTGTTTGTCTTGAGTGCATTTGTGAGTGTGTTGTACAACCTCTTTACAACTAACTGCGTAGGCGAGTTTGATGTACTCATCACAATTTCACCGTTGGAACCTTTGCAAGTGATACTGTCCTTCATACCCGTCAGATTGATTGTGTGTTCGCTTAAAATAACATTGTGAAATATACCGTTGTTATCTTCTACTTTGATGATGTCACTTATCTGTAACGACGGATTCCCTCTCCATTCAACAGTCGATGGACTATAAGTAAAGCCATTCACTTTCTTGTATATTCCATCAAGAATTTCTTGTGTCATATACGGATTCTCAAATGATATGCCATAGCCGTTACCACTAATCAATCCATTGCAGGACACGCTTGTGATCTTCACATCATTGTCGGATGTTAACTTGAATCCACTCTGAAACTGATTATCCCATTTAACTTTAAAGCCACTGTCTTCAAACCAGTAGCCAATCAGTTTGTTGCTTTCATTCATGCGCCCATTCAATCCCATGAGTCCTAAGCAGTAGCCCATAAATGTTTTGCATGTAATGTTTTCCTGGTAGCCATCTAATGTAATGCTTGGGATATTGTCAATTGCAGATGTGATATTGCACTGTCTGCATATGTCTTGTATTGCTTCTTCTAATAACGCTGGATATTTAATGCCTGGCTCGTATTCTGCATTCATTCTATAGATGCTATCGTAGCCGCTGACAGTAACAATCTTACTGCCCATGCTGCTTTCTATCTCATCTATATAAAATGTTCCTTTATCAACAAACTCATATTCACCATTCACAAGCAGCCCACTTTGAATGCTGAATATTCCGTTTTTTAAAGGGATTGTATCATTGGGCATTTCGAACTCCACGACTGCCTTCGCACTGTTGAGTTCACCAATTGTGACTTTTTCATCAGAATTCGCTATCTCATTCAGTGAAACAGAAATAACTTTATCATCTTCCAATAAAGTATCTCCGTTGAATTTCACTCTTGCTTTAATGTTTCTAGAAGGTCCAACTATAACATCTTGATATTGTCTGCTTGTGTTAATCATCATTGCCCCTCCTTCTGATTATTTCTCGATAAGGTTGAATGTTATACTATCCCATATCCATTCTTGACTTGCCCTATCATATTTGAACATCTGACAGTTTCTGTCACCGACATAAGCTGTCATTGTTCGTTTTCCAAGTTCCGGATCTAGGTATGTGACAGTAACGAATTCATCCTTGACGGCTTGCAACAGGCGTTCCGCCTTTGACTGCGGAATAGCAGCAAAGGTCAAGATGACTTTTTTCTTAACCCCCGCTCTATCTCGTAGCATATCTCCGTTTTGGTTTCTTCCGCTTCCGTCCTCCCTGTCAACATCACTTAGCTGTACTTCGTATTTGCTAGGGAAACATCCATAGCCGTTTATAACTAAAATATAATCCATGTTGTCTCCCTCCTTTTAGAATAGTAGTGGGCTATGTCCTGTCTGCTTGACCTTGCCATTGTGGTATTCGATGACAGACTCACCGATCGCTTTGCCGTTTAGAACGTTCTGTACTGTGATTCTCGTAGTGCCACCAGCACCAGGACTATTCACACCGCTCATTGCACTTCTTACGGCACTTGCAATACCCTGTACAATCTGATCGTTATTCGCAACAGCAGTTCTGCGACCGATACGACCTACTAATTCCGGTCCGGCTTCTCGAGCAATGAACATCTGACCTGTGTCTGGGAATCCACCTCCAGCACGTAAATCAATATCAAATCCAAAATTCCCTATTTTTAATACTTTCTTGGCAACTTCAAGACCCAATTTTATTGGTTTAAAAGTAGGAATTGAATTTAGGAAAGCTGCTAGGGTTTTCTCAGCAGTCTTTGTAGTCGCTTTAAATTCTGCTTGGTGAGACTCAAACTGCTTTTTACTGTTTTTACTAGTCTTATCAACTTCGTTAGTGACTTTTGAACTATCTCTGCTAATCTTCTTGGCTAGATTGTCAATATACTGCTGACCTTGCTCAGTACCGTTCTTTTGTGCGTCTTTTAATTCGCTTACATAGCGCTTTCCGTCTTTGCTCTTTTTGTCGATTCCATACTTATCAAGTAAAGACATCAAGGCATCGTACTGCTCTTTTTTAACTGCTTTAATATCGTCAGCCTGTTTTTTCAGATTATCATACTGCTTCTTTAACTCAGCCTTATCGGCTTGCGTTAATTCAGCACCTTTTGCTTTTGCAGTAGAAAGCATCTGTTCGTAAGTCTTACCTTGACTGAATGCTTTCTGAGCCAAGTCTCCAAGCAACTGAACTCTCGCCTGTTTGCTTGCTTCCTGTTCTGTCTTACTTAAGGTCTGCCATACTTTTCCGTTTCCGTCGCACTTGGCGTTAAGGTCATTTAGGCCGTTTGCTAAAGAACTGTATGTATATGTGCCATCTTTCGCTAACACTCCATATTGTGCGACGATGAATGCAGTAGAACTTTCAACAGTTCCGTCTGTTGCCTGGATTGCTTTATTGTACATATCGCATCCTTCGGTGATATCAGTCAATTTATTCTTTGCATTTTCTACAGCGCCACTTAACTGATTTGTCACTTTTTTCTGATTATCAAGTTCATTTCTAAGGTAAATAGTAGATCCTGTGTGATTGGCTTGAGCATCGGCAAGTCTTTTTTCAAGTTCTGCTTCTTTTTCTTTAGATTCATTGAGTTTGCTAGTTGCTTCTGCCAATTGCTTTTTGGCTTCTATTCTCTTCATGTCTGCTTCAGCAAAATCTTTGCTATACGCTTCAATTACTGCCTTTCGCTTAAGCGCTTCAATAATTTCGTTGATCGCGTTTTTTTCCTTGCCCCAATTAGAAATCACACCATCATGAATCTTAATGTTAGTTCCTAACTGACTGTTAAGTTCATCAACGAAGAATTGTGCCTGTTTTACACTGCCTGTGATTTTACCGTTCGCATCAACAATGTTATACAATTTGCTAGCATAGTCCGCAGCTACATTGGCGTTCTTTATGCCATCACTAGCATTATTTCTCGCTTCTTCGCTTGCGTTTTTCCATTCTTTGGCTTGTTCCTTCAATCCATCAGATAGTCTTTTTGCTGATTCTAACGCATTTTCCTGTGCATCAGAATTATCCTTAACTCTGCTCGTGAATATCGCTAATGCAGCGACTGCGATAGTTATAGCACCAGCGACAGCCACTAACGGATTGGCCGCAAGAAACGCAAACGCACTACCTAACAGTCCTGTTGCAGTTGTTGCTCCACCTTCAGCCACGCTCAATACACCGAGTTTAGTACCTAATGCAGTAACAGCGGTACTAACTCCACTAAGTATACCGTTAGCATCATTTAATCCTTTGAAGCCAGTGACTAATGTATCGAGTGCCTTATGTGACTTAACAAAATCCTGTACCAAAAGTTCAAGTGCAGAAATTCCTTCTTCTTTGAAAAGTTCAAATACTACCTTCAACTTGCTTACGGTACTGTTCACATCGTTCAAGTCATTGATTACCTTACCCCACTTCATAGAAGCAATAAGTGTTGCTACAGTAGTGGTTAATGCTGCTAATAATGTTTTTGACTGACCGATAGCCTTCAATGCTTTTCCTAATGCACTGATACCGACCAAAATAGTGTTCCCTACTAATTTTCCTAGGGCAACAGTTAATTTTTCTAGGAAAGTGATAAACGGTCTTAAATTCTTAAGAGCAGCACTGACTCCCTTTAAGGCATCTGCTAAAGCACTAACTCCTGTAGGAATAACTTTTTCAATGCCCCATTTCGCTAATGGTATCAATACATTTTTGAAAGCATCACTTAGATATTTTCCTACAATATCTGAAAGTTCTTTAAAAGCCTTTGATAAACTATAAACGCTCTTTAACGCTGGCTTGAAATCGAGGTAGAAAGCAAAATTACTCAACTGCTCACTAATGTCTTCAACAGAATGAAGTAAATTATTTGCAGCATCCCATAGATTCTGAATGATCTTTGTTCCTAGTCCGGCTTCATCCCATGCTTCTCTGAAACGCTTTGCTAGATACCCGACGAAGTCGCATAAGTTCTTAACGATTAGCAGAATTTCGCTTACCGTCTTCTTGCCTGTGCCGTTCTGCCATACCTCTCCAAACGATCTGCCGATACTCTTTGTGAGTTCAGATAATTCATTTAAAGCAAACTTAAAGCTGTCCATGACTTCTTTGCCGTACTTGTTCCAACTATCAGTGACAGGCTTAAATAGTTCCTTTAATCTCTTTTCTATTTCGTCTGTATCTTTCTTTAAGCCTTTCAAGAAATCATATTGTGGCAAGTCGATATCACCGATACCAGCACCACCACCGATACCGCCACCACCGGATCCACCACCGGAGCCGCCACTGTCGGAATCGTTCTTTGGACTGTTTAGAATGTTTAATTCATCAAATCCTAATGTCTGTAATTCTTTCTTTAAGTCTTTTACTTTCTTGGTTGCTCCACCCACTGATGAGCCCGCATCCTTAGCACTGTCTGCCATGTCATTCATAGCACCAGAGCCTTTTTCTAAGCCGCTATAATCAATAGTTGGCAATTTAAATCCGAATAAGCCAGCCACAAAACTAGCAAACTTATTCAGAAGTTCAACTGCTACCTGTATATAAGGAATTACTGCCGTAGCAAATACGCTCGCAATATTACCAACTGCACGTCTAAGTAGTTTAAACTGTTGTGCCAAGATACGTACGGCATTACTAGGCGTATTGATTGTACGTGCCATATCATTAAATACATCTACTTTGCTGGCATTATTCATGATAGTGATGTATCTCATGATTGCCTGTGTGTTCTGATCCCAGGTGCTTACGTTGCCTTGTAAGCCGTATTTAAGACCTGTCTGTTTGACCATCGCAACAGATACGTTGTTACCATATTCCTTCAAGCCTTTAATCTGTCCGGACATGGCACTCTGTATTTTATCGAAAGCAGTGCTTACATCTACGTTCATTAAAGAACTATAGTCATATGATAACTGTGTTAGGTTCTGCGACATTATCTGTGCTTTGTCGCTCGCCACACCAAAGCCTTCAATCATCATATTAAGTGTGCCCTGGTACTCCATCCATTTGCCTGGATCGATGCCCATAGCATCACTGACCTTTTGAGCAAATGCGCTGGCACTTTGTGATGCACTGCCCATTGCGACATTGAACAGGTTTAACTGTTCTATATATTCTGCACTTTCATCGTAAAAGAAACTGAATGCAGAACTTATTGCCAAGAAAGTGGATTTTACATTTCGTGCTCCACTTACTAAAGAACTGATTGCTGAGAACAGTCCACCTGTATGAGTCTTAGCGCCTCTAGACTTAGAATTATAGGCATCTAGAGACTTGGATGCAGAGGCTACTGCACTCGGCATTTTACTAAACACATCAGACAACTGATTGCTGTTCTGTGCAAGTGGTGCCATGGCACTTGAAATCTGATTCATCTGCCCACCGAACTTGCCTAAGTCTGCCTGGTCTAATTTGCTGATGACTTTAGATATATCTGATAAACTGTCCAAAGTTTTGCCAAGACCGCTTTTGCCGATTTTTTCTAAAGGTTTCATTGCTTCAGCGAGATTTCTTATTCCTTTAGAAAAAGCATCAACATTTTTGGTGTTTAAACCATTGACTACTTTGTCAAGCCTTGAAAGAGAGTTCAAGGTAGTTGCAATATTGCCGTCAATCTTAATACCTTGATTTAATCTTTGAAGTGCACCTGTCAACTTATCTATTGCGCTGACTGCTCCATCAACATCACTTTCGAATACTATCGATAATTTATCTATATCAGCCATATAGTTTCAAACCTCCTTCCTTAAAAAATAAGGCTCTCGGTTCGGCTCTAAACTTTATATAGATTAACGAAGTTTCGCATCCACGCTTCTGCCTGGACCTCTGCTTCTTTCTTTAGTTCTTCTTCTTGCTTTGCCCCATCAAATTCATAAGGCTTATTGGTATATTCTTTACACTGTTCCCCTTCCTTACGGCACCATGTATTGAACACAATAGCCGACACGGCATCATAGATATACATTCCATTTATCCAAGCCATCTGATTATCATAATCAAACTTCATTTTCTTGGCTTTCTGATAATAAACCGTAAGATATGGGTCACTACACCAATACTGTTCATAGGTCATCCCTAACGCAAGATAATAGGGAAACCACTCATTCATTACTTTCCTATAATCATTTGTGGACGCATTGGCATCACTTTCGCCTTCTATACTGTCCACTCGATCGCGTTTTTTTCTGGTTCTCCTAGGAATTCAATTGGTTCAGAGAACATTTCTACAAGCACTGCAAATAGATGCTCTTTATTGCCAAGATTCTTTAAAATCTTTTCTCTTGTATTGATATCTGTATCTTGATGATTCATTTCAAACGAATTAATGAATAATTCATAAATCGCATCAAGTGGGTTCTTAGCTGCTTTTTCAATTTCAAAGCCTTCTCCAACCATCTTACCGACAATTTCTCTTGTATAACCTAATTCATAATTCTTGCCTTCGTATGCAAACTTGATTGTTGTGCTATTTGATTTTTCCATACTTGCTTATCTCCTCTATAAATTATTAAAAAAAGGCGCCGATTAAAGCGCCTCTAACTTATACGTTATCAGTGCTTTTTGCTCCCCATTCAGGTGCACCTGTAGGTGTGATATATAAGTTAGTTTCTAAGATACTGTTTACTTCAATTGCTGGTAAACCTGTCTTTGATGGCTGACCACTAAAGTAAACAGATTTTGCTAACTTAGGATGCTTGATTTCAAACCATGTAGCCTTGCCTGTCTTTGCAGCTTCTTCGTACTTTCCAATTAAGGCATCCCAAACTGTAATGAGTTCCTCTGTTAGGTTTGCTGTGAATGCTAATGCTCCACCTAAGTCCTTTAAGCCTTCAATATAAGTCTTGTACTCTGTTTCCATTAGATCAGTAGATTCTAAAGTTTCCGGACTTGGATTTAGTTCCGGAACGGACTTGATGTCCGGAATTACAGTGTACCCACCAGTTGGTCTAGTACCCGCTGTCGCTTCAACGGCATATCCTACAGTTACGCCAGCTGTGTTGATTGCTACTCCCATATTTATCCTCCTTAATATTGTGTTTCATTTTCTTTCTTATATCTCATGATTCTTCTTGCTATAGTATCATCAGCGTTAACCATCGGCTGGTTAAGCATTCTGCAATAGCCATGAGTTTTCAATACATTGTCAATTACTAATGATATCGATTTGCATATTTCTTCCTTCTGCTCTTTATCATTAGAATAGATTTCAATGTACTGCGTAATATGAGCAACATTTTCCATCTCGTCAAATGTACTATATCGTTTATTTACTACGTTGTTCTCTTGAATGACAGATACTGCCGGAAATCTAGGTGGTTCAGAAGATAATTGTTTTCCGATAATATAGATATCATGAAACTGTTTTCTAAGTTCATTTGCAATTTCAGCAAATAATCCATCTTCTTTGTCAATCACTGTTGAAACACCTTCTTTACAATATCAATAAGTTCTGCCCTTAAAGTCTCGTATGTGCCATGAGCGAACGGTCTAGATGGCATACCTTTTGTCCACTGCCATTTGCCTTCATCACGATAATACCACCCATCATCACCGTGATTATTGACATCATAGTGATATCCGATGGTATCGTGTGGATGCGGCGAACGTGAGCCAACGATTCCGGTTCCGAATTCTACAAATAAAGCGTGTTCAGATGCATTGTAAATAGTGACTGTTTTACCTGTGCATTCATATGACACACTATTAATTAAATCGTCCTTAGAATAAGGCATAGGATAGGAATCTATCTCTCTGACCATCACTTCAAAGCCATGCTCACCGAGTTCTTTCATGAGAGCGGCTTGCTTATATTTCAGTGTTTTCTTGTATTCCTTAAGACTAGAGATGGCTTGACTGATACTTTCATCGTTCAGCCTAACCTTTATATTCCTTGATTGCATATCTCTTCTCCCTCTTGCTTACTGCGACTTTTGTCACTACGTAATTGTGGGTCTCTGACGTATCGACGCCAATCCATAATCTAGAATATTCATCAATAGGACAGCTGGTATCTGTCGTAACCATCTCTCTGTCATAATCAGTATCTTTACCGAATACGTTATAATTCGAATCGCCTTTTGCTGCAGAAAGTGAAATTTTTAATTTTGTCGGCTCAGTATAGCCGCCTATTCTGTTGCCGTATTTATCCGTAGCACTATCCTTTTGGAACAGTGCATAGTAGATTGTGAACTGATCTCTCTTGAAGTTTCTCATTTAGAATACCTTCGCTTTAGGAATGATTTCCCTTAAAAGTGCAGGTGAAACATCGGCGCTTGCCCATTGTCTTGTTACTGCATTTTCTGTGTGAGTCAGTTCTCCTTCTGCACCGGCTTTTGCAAATAATTCCACTGCAATTCTTATCTGCAGATCCTTGTATCTATTCTCAAGAATATATTCTCCGTTGTCATCAACAGGAAAATCATGATAAGGATAGCGATTTGAGAGGATGATTAACTTAGCACTTTGCAGAAGAACCACTAAATCATCGTCATCAACATCATCATCTTTTAATTTGATTCTTAGTATTTCTTCCTGTGTCACGTTTATCATCCCCTTTCATATTCACTATTCCACTTCTTTTGCGAACTCTTTTTCAATGAGTTCCATTGCTCTGATTTCTGTAACTTTAATCACATCCCCTACTTTGCGTAGGGTCTTTTTGTTTTTTGCGTCATAAAACGCTTTAATCACTTCTACTTTTTTCATTCTCTACCCCTTTCTAGACTGTAGGAATTTCATCCCCCGCAGCGAGTCCACTAGTTGCACTCTTAACAACCTTTACAATGTAGTTCTGATTTGTTAAGGCGAAAATACCATACTTTCTTAAGAAGACTGTATTTTCGCGCTTGTTAGCATTTTCTGGTGAACGGCTTCCTCTAGTTGAAGATTCGGCTTCTGCACCCTTCTTGTTGAAGTAAGTGACTGCTTCTTTAGTTGCTACTGCAAACTGCCCTTTAGTTGCTAAAGCAGATGTGTAGATGTTTACACCAGCAACTGTTCCGATGTAGCCGCTACGTGCATATGCCTCAACGTACTTAAGTAATTCCCCTAAGTTCTTACGAATTTCTGCAACATCATCCTTGTGAACTAATGCGAAAACGCCTAATCCTGTGATTTCAGTTGATTCACTGATTTTTAAGTCCTTGATAGATGCTACTGCATCAACGAAAGAGTTGAAATCGAACTTAGCAGTCTCTACTTTCTGAGTGGCTTTTGCAAATTCAGCAATAGCCTTCTTGTTGGCAGTGTTAAACATGTCAACTGCCTGGTGTTCTAAGCCTTTATCAACTACTAACGGATCTTCCATTTCATCTTCATCATACCAATCGAATCTGTTCTGTAATGTCTCGATTGTGTATTCTGTTTCAGTGTAGCTGGCTGTGATTGACTTAGTGTTTCCTTCACCTTTTGCTACTGTTTCCGTACCGTCAGTTGCTACATAAGTACGGATTTTTTTCTTCATGCCAGGTTCGCCTGTTAATGAGTTATCAACAGTACAGAACTGCATTAAGTCTAGATATGTCTGGTATTGGTCTTCAAACTTGTTTTCCAATACATAATTAGGATATGGTGTGTTTGCCATATATCTTATTCTCCTTTGCCGTAAATTGACTGATATTCACTAGGATTTTCTTCAGCGAACTTCATCTGTTCCCTTAATGACATTGTGCTTAACTTCTCTTTTGTCATAGTATCGTCGTGATTATCGTCCTGTCCTGGCGTTTTAGTATTGTTTAACGCCTCTGCTTTGTATTTCTTGTTTAATTCAGCATTAAAAATTTCCTGCTGCTTGAAAAATGATTTCATATCACCCTCGGCTAAAGCACTAGCCACTTTGTGCGCACTCTCCTCGTTATATCCCATAGATATGAATTTTTTCTCATTTTCCATGATTGATAGTTTTTTTGTGAGATCAGCGTTTTGACTGGCCAATTCATCTAACTGTCTCTGAGTTTCTTCTTTATTAATCTCTTCCTGTGATTTATTCGCATTGAGCTGCTTTCTATAATTGGCTGCTTCCTTTGCATTTTTATCACTCTTATCTTTCATAGCGTTATATTCTCTGACTGATACAGTAGAATTGTCTGCTTCTAACATTTCGATTAAATCTTCGATTGTTGTGTCTTCAGTTAATCTAGCGCCTAAAATTTCTCTTACGTTCATTTTGGTTCTCCTTGCTCTTTAAAGTTTTTCTCTAACTATGTATGTGCTTTTTAAAGTTTTTCTCTAACTGTATTTGTGCTCTTTAAAGTTTTTCTCTAACTCAAATATACTAACTCAAATATGCTAACCGGAATTTACAAATGACATCTGCATATTCTGGTCATCGGTTACTGTCGCTGGGTTATCTCCCTGTGGATTGCTTTGCAAATCCTTATCTTCACTATTGACAGTTGTATTTAATTCAGTGTTGTATGCTGCATCTAGGTATTCCTTGCTATCCACATATACCTGCTGAGGGTCGCTGAATAAGTCAGCAGTCTGAATGGCAACTCTTGGATGGATGCCGAATGTCTTCATGTTTAGAAGCCCCTGTGTCTTGACAAGCATGTTTGTAACCTTGTTTCTAGAGAACTTGATGTCAATATCTCTTAGTTTGACTTCTTCCTTAACAACTGTATTGCTTCGGTCGAGAATGTTTTTAACGATAGCGAGGAACTTCTTTTCCCCTTCATCGAACATCTCTTCAAGTCGATAAGCATCTTCTTCTGCTTCCTGCCATCCACCACTCAGCATAGATGACTGCCCTGTTGTAGAACCACTCTGTGCTTCTCTAGAAGGCATAGCGCAGATCTGCAGTAACTGAGCATATAAGTAATCACTAAGACTTTGAATTTCATTCTGATTAAGTGATGTCTCAATAGTCTTTACAGATGCTGTAGTTCCGTTTCTGCTTGTTGTGGATAATGCACCATTCTCTCTAAGTTCGTCATAGTCTTCTTTATTCATGTCAACGTTATCAAACCAAATGAACGACTGTACATTCTGTGCCAGTCCATTCAGTCTGTCGCTCGTACATGTGTTGATTGCGTTTAACAGCCCGATGGCTCTCTCAAAGCAACCCATCTTGTCATAATCCTGTCGATATTCGACAATAGGAATTGCTCCGATACCATTTACGCTTTCTTCGACATCGCCGACATGTGTATCTGTGAACTGAAACACCCTGTCATTTGTGTAGGCCGTATAATGCGTTTCTTCTACAACCCCTTTATCGTTCATATCACGCCAGTATGTGACTGCAAGTAACGGCTCGTGAAAAATGTCGGGACTGTAGATGATGAATGTGTTCATAGGGTCCAGGTTGACAATTCTAAAAGGTGTATAAGCATTCTTGTCCTTCTGAGGAAAAACTCCTCTATATCCAACACCGCATGTCAGAAATGTCTTTGCTAGTTCCTGGTCCTTTGTGTGCTTTCTTTCATCAAAGCACATGCTGTTTAGTTCACCGATGTACCCATCATCCTCATCTGATGTAGTTTCGCTCTTCAATTCCTGTTCAGCCTTCTGAACATATCTGATTGGCGAACCAAACACGAAAGCCGTCTTGAAATTAACAATCTGTGATGCGTGATTCTCTACTATCTTCTCGTTAATTTCGGGCCTTACAGGCTTCTCTCTATCAAGGATGTCCTGTCTTCCCTTCTCGTACTCGATAAGGTACTTTATATCCTTGCGGTTTAATTCGTGTGTCTGCATCGCATATGTGACTACTCTCTGAACATTATCTCTTGTGATTTCTGATTCACTTGAATAGATTGTCTTTCTACCTCTGTTAATCACCAGCGCTGCCTCCTTCCACACGAATTTCTATTTCTTTCTTGTCTACCTTGCACCAGAGATAAAGCGTACCGCTTGTATCGTCGCTTACTCTGCCTAGTATCTTCTTTTTCCCTCTCTTCAAGCAGAGAGGACAGTATATATTCTTTTTCATTGATTTCCTCCCTGTAATGAACAGATATGAGGGATGCCTTGTAGGTGACATAGGGGGTAGGCAAATGAATGCAGGCATCCCTAATATCATTGTATTTTGCAGAGAGAGAAACGGCGCCTTTTAGCACGGTCTTTTGAATATTTCTTTTATCGTTCCATAGCCTCCGTACAGTCTGTCACACAACTGTGACAAGCTGTCGGGTGCATCATCATGCTCGTTCTTGCCGAGTATCTTGAATGAGAACAGGTTATTCATGAACATTGAATACTCCTTTGAGCGTTTGCCCGGCTCAAGGAAATAGAACTCTCTAATATCGGGAGCGTTCTGAAATATACGTACCTCTTTTGCCTTTGTTGTCGGCGCACTGTGTGATGTTATGACACATTTGTAGCCAAGTCGTTCAAGTTCCTTCTGTACATCTTCAGCATAGCCCTCACCACCGTTATTCTTTTCGACATCGCAGTCCTGTACACCCCACGAAGCGATTTTCTTAGCCACTTCCGGCTGTGTTATTCTCTTATCGCCGTTATTGAACACTACATCGGGTATATATACAGTTCCATCTGCATACTGATAGGCTATAGGAGCACTCACGTAGTCACCACCGCCCCAGGCAGTATCTACCACGGTCAGTCTTCTGACTGGTTCCTCGTTCGGCAGTATTCCGTTATAGAACTTCATATCTCCACCGTTAAACAATGCTCCCTCACGTTCTACAGGCTCTCCCTGGTACTGTGCGAACCATGATGCCATGTCATCGTTTCTCTCGAATGACGCCCTTCTCTGCTGATAGTATTCAGTAGAGAATCCAACGCCATAGTCATAGTCGAAATTGGATTCATCATTCTCATTGAGCGCTGGCAGATTCACAATCTTATACTTTCTTGACTTGAAGTTCGGATCATTCAATATAAGGTCCTGTCTTAGACCGGCTGGGTCAACAAGCGACCATCTAGTACCTATCCACAACACCTTGCTTCCCTGTTTAGCACGTGTGATGAGGTTGTTATCCACTAGTTTCCATGTCTTGTACATACGCTCCGGATTAAGTGCTTCTTCAATACCGCCAATCAAGTCATCACCGATAAGCACGCCGTTACAGTCACACGAACCATTCAGTGTTCCATAGATAGAACGACATGTCAGTGTCGGATATCTCTTCTTTCGCTCTAAATCCAGTGTGTTTAATCTAGAGTTCTGATTCACTATGACGGATGCTGGGAAAATCTCACTGTATGTATAGGTCATATTGTCATTGATGATTTCATTTATACCTTCATAGAACGAATGCGTAATCGTGTCAGAGAAACTGCTGTACAGATTCGTCTTTTCTGAATTGATTCCCATGAGCCATGTAAGAAAGAACATGATCAGTGTTGTCTTGCCTACTCGTGGCGGCATAGAAATAAACAGCTCCTGCAGGTTTCCGTCATGGAGGTCCTGCAGATCTTTTACTACGGTTTTCAGTATCTTCATTCGAGGACGGTAGAACTGCTCATTGACAGGTCTGTTTATCTCGAGGTAGAGCATATAGTCCTCGAATGAATAATGCGCCGTAAACAGGAATGTCTTCTTATACATCTGATACATGTTGTATCGCTCCTCGATATCCTTGCTTCTGTTGCTGTTCGCTTCAGCAAGTCTGTGTCTTAAGTCCTTGTTCAGATGTAAAAGCGTATCCTTGTCGTTCGTAGCATAGCAGTTCAGTACGATGTCATACTTGGCAGTAAGACTGTCAGTACTCTTGTACAGTTTCACTTTCTTCTTATCTATTGCCATATTTCCTCCTTCATTGCACAAAAAAAGAGCCTACACCAAATGTGGTGCATGGCTCTAGGCTCTATGCTTATAATATGTTGCTCTGCTCACATTGCACTGCTTGCAGGCATCTGTTATAGATACACCCTGTCTGACCAGGTCATCTACCTCTTCGATTGAGACAGTCGGTCTTCCAATGCTCTTTCCTCTCTTGCGTGCAGCTTTGAGACCTTCAACGGTTCTCTCCACCATCATGTCATGCTCCTGCTGAGCGAGTGATGAGAGCACTTCGAGGATTATGTTGTTTATCATCTCGATGATCCATTCCTGTCCGTCCAGTTCAATCATGGTTGTAGGCATATTAAGTATTCTTATTATAACACCCTTTTCCTGGAAAAACCTAATCTCATCCTTTATGAGCTGCTTATTTCTCCCAAGTCTGTCGAGTGCGTGGATGTATAGTTCATCGCCTTTCTTTATCGCTTCCTTCAACTTGCAGTAGTTCGGTCTGTCGATTCTTGTACCCGTGTACTTGTCACTGAATATATAGTCTACATTGTATGAGCGCAGGCTGTCTATCTGTCTGTCGAGAGACTGCTTTCCTGTACTCACTCGTGCGTAGCCGTATTTCATCGCCATTTGCCTCTGTTGTCTTCTCTATCGGGCACTTCATCTAACACAATCGTTCTTTCTGCTCTGTCATTACCACCTCGTGGTCTGATGATGATGTCGTAGTCGAGTTCGTTGCATATATTGATTAGGATGCTGACCTTTGTGTCGCTCACTCTAGATATATTGCCAATACTGGCACTACTCTTATATCCTAGTCTGTCTGCAAGTCTAGCAAATGAGCTGTTATTGTCATCAATCATCTTTCTTAAGCATTCTTTTAAATTCATAATATCTACCTCCTAGGCATAGTATATCATTGCTCTCGGTATGTGTCAACACTAATTAATGTATGACCTTAAAATTAGGCCGTCGGTGGTAGCGGGGTTGAGCACCTTCGGTGTAACCCTCGAAAATAGTGGGCGGGGCGGGGTATCAAAAAAAGATTATGTCTGAAAAACGAACGATTAAAAGACATTAAAAAATAATCATTAAATAATGCTTTTTACTATTGACATTAATCATTATCTAATGTATTATACGTGTGTGGTCATTAATAAGTGACTAAAGATAGTTCATTGATAATTGAATACGTGAAAATCTCAAAAGGAAAAGAAAAACGTATATATACATATTGCTATGTATAGTATTAAAAAGAAAAGAGATTAATTCACAACGTACCAATCTATATATAGATGTACATATTAGAATTAATCTCTTTACATTAGTGCTATATGTTTTGGCGAACGAATAGCAACATGATTATATCATATGTTTTTCTTAAGGTAAAACATTATGGATAATTTAGTAAAGTATTATGACCACAACGAATTCAGTTACATCTTAATGAGTGAAATTGAAGAACTTAAACAGGATTATCACATTAAATATTCAGATTTTGAAGACTGCTATATTAATATGAATACTAGTAGTTATGGTTATTGTGATAATGATCTTCTAACAAACGATACTATAGAAAGTGGAAATTATATTTATTGTGAAGACACGGAAGATTATCAACTAGAAGAAGATACAATTTACCTAGAAGATACATGCGAAACTGTATCGTATAGATATGACTATCAAACGTGTGATAATTGCGACCGTCATTTTAGCCGTGATTATGATATGCATCATAGAGATGGTGACTATTATTGTGATGAATGCTGGGAAAATGTGAACCATTACATCTATGATTATCATTGTTATAATGGTGAATATTACCCGCGCTCATTAGCGCGTGAAAGTCCTTTATTTATGGGGTTTGAATTAGAAGTTGATAATGTGCGCGGAGAATATGAGGATTTAGCTTCTAGCGTTCTAACTGGTGATAATACAGGCGTATTACATTGTGAATATGATTGTACGGTTGCTTTCGAATTCATCTCCCAACCTTGCACATTGGAATATCACAAGAACCAACATTATAATGATTGGTTTTTCAGTGAATTAGATGGCAAGTGTCAATCACATGATGCCGGGACTTGCGGTTTACATGTGCATGTCAATAAAGCGTTTTTTGACGACCGCGGTTATAACAGATTGAAAACAATTCTTTTCTTCTTCAAGGATGAATTATTCCAATTTTCACGCCGCCAGCGTTGGAACTATGGTTATTCAGATTTTGGCGAAAATATTGCTAAGAAAGATGTAACTATTCACAAGGCGAAAAGCATTAAGAAATACGGTCATAACACCTGGTTTAATGAAAATAAGCCTGGCACTTATGAGTTCCGTTTTTTCCGTGGTACGCTTAGATATGAAACTTTCATGGCTTCTTTGGAACTGGTGCATAACATCTGCATGATGGCTATGAGCAACCAAGATATTATAACATGGGATTCACTTCTTGATGGTGAATATTGCCGTGAATACAGCAATTCACGCGATATCTATTGCGATAGTGAATTAAGTTTAGGCGAACTTGAGAAAAAAGAAAAAGAACTAATGCAAGTGATCAAAAAAGGTTTAGATGAAAATGTTTTTATCAATTTAAATCATGTATGTGTTGGTGAGATTGTAGGAGATACAATTGTTTTCTATTGTCTCTATAACAATAGCGGAGAACTACACAAACGCCGCCAAAGCTATATTGACTTATCGGAGTTCGACACTTTCGAAAAGCATGGCTATTATTATTTATGTAAAAGAAAAGAACTTTCTAACTTGTTAGGAGGTGAATTCTAATGTGCATTATTGCAATCAAACCAGCTCATCATAAAATGATCGATGAAACGACACTAGAAACAATGTTTGACACCAACCCCGACGGCGCGGGTTATATGTATGCTTACAACAATAGAGTACATATAAAAAAAGGTTTCATGACCTTGAAAGAATTATTAAATAGCCTTGATAATCTAAAAAAGAAAATCAATATTGAAGAAATACCTTTAATCTTACATTTCCGTATTTCCACTAGTGGGAAAACAGATGGCGCCACTTGCCATCCTTTTCCTGTCACTAGTGATCTAAACGCTTTACGAAAAACACACGTTATAACCAACTTAGGAATGGCGCACAATGGGATTATTAGTGATTTTGAGGAAAAGAAAAGTATCTATAGCGATACACAATTATTTGTGAATAAATGTGTATCATATCTCTATGATATGAACCCTAAATTCTTACACGATGATAGAACGAAAAAGCTGCTAGAACCTATTATAAATGGTTCACGCCTGGCGTTCTTAGACAGTCACGGCAATATATACCGCTATGGCGATTGGATTGAAAACGATGGTTTCTATTATAGTAATGAGAGTTATATCCCATGGCGAGCACGATATTATCATTATAACGATGCTTATTATAGTAAATATTATTATGGTGATGATTATTATTACTATGGTGATGAGGATCAAGAACTAAAAATTTTAGAAAAGTTAGAAGCCTATGAGGAGATAACCAATTATAATGATATCTGTTTTATTCGTACAATGTATGATATAGTAGAAGAAAGCAATGGTGTAGAAATTTATGACGTGATCGGTATGTTTGTAAAGGTGGATCCAGTCGCAAGCCGTGCTATTCGTATCGAGGGGGTTGATTAATGCTTAGATTATTGATGTATTTTTTATTTTTGCCGTTTTGGTTGATATGGTGGTTTATTAAAGCAGTTTTCTTCTTTATGTCATGGTTGGAAATCTGCTTACTTTCTTTCAATGGTAAGAGAATTATAAAAAGAAGATGGTAACATCTTCTTTTTTGTCGTTCATAAACATTTAAACGTTCATAAACATTTTATGATCATAGGTAAATAAGCAATATAAGCATTCTAAGAGACTTTTTATTTATAAGTGGTATAAACAATCATGACCACATAAACAACGCTTAGAATTGAAATGTGGGCTATTTATATAATGCAGCTCATACACACCAATTTGTATACATTACTACAGGGCTTTAAATAGCCCTTTTAAGCGTGTTTAATCATATCGTGATATAATTATCATCTTTCATATAAACGTGTCTTAGAATTGAAATATAGCCTATTTAAGGCTATAGGCGCATGTGATTTATACCATGAGCGCATGTAATCTATACCAATATAAGCATAGAACCACAAAAAAATCTATACACAAGAAAAATGGAAAAAATACGGCAAAATTTCAGATGACGTACAGCGCCGTCAGAATTTTCACACGCATGATGGCAGAATTTTCACGTGCATATGTAAAAAGGTGAGCAAAAACGCTCACCTTTTTTATTTCTCTTCAAAATCTGCATCTATAACAACAGCAGAAATTTCCTTTTCAATCTGTTCAATTGATTTGCTTTCAGAAACCATGTGATGAACCTTCACATCCTGGTTATCTCTATAGCCGAAATTGGATTTCAGCAGAAATACAGAAGCATTTCTATCCATAGTTCCTTGAAGTGCTCCCTGTTCGAGATTATCAGCCATCAGATTAAGCATCTGTGAGAGAAAAATCGTTGTTTCATGATTAGGTCTCTCAGCGATCCATCTGTTAACAGTGTCTGGTGAAACTCCAAGACAGACACATAGACCTCTCAAGGTAGGAACTCTGTTGTTTTCATCGCAGTAAGTAAGATATTCATAACTTCTGTTCTTGATTACATCAAAATCGTTGATCGTCGCTCTTTTTAACTTGAGCATCTCTCTTGCACGTGCGACAGGCAGCTTGCTTTCGCCTATCTCGTTGTAGTCGAACTTCTTCTTCGCCATTTTTTTACCTCCTAAAAATCGAAACTACAAAAAAATATTGACAAAATAAATGACCGATGGTCAGATTCAACTCCCTACTCTCATGTATCACATTCACACATCCCCCCCGGCAAAAAAATCGCACACACACAAGGGGGATGGGTGGTCTGTATATGCCTAGTGTGGGGAATTGGGGGTTTTTGACCCCTTTTCCTATACTCCCTATATATAAATACATATATATCTCTTTATATATTCTCTATACTATTTACTTATATATAAAATACCCCAATACCCCATAATATATAAAAAAGTAAGTATATATCAGTATTTTTTACAGGGGTATTTTTCTAACTAATAGGGGTATTAGGGGTACTACGGTACCATTTAGGGGACTATTCTAAAAAGAGTAAAAAATAGTCGTGGGGTGTTAGGGGTGTTTTAAAACACCATAAGTTGTGTATCCCCCTACTTTTTCACCAAAAACCACTGCTTATGAATCACTTTCAATTCACAATAGGGTGTTTCTGTTCCGTCAAAATAAGTAATTGCCCCCTTCAGATTCTTGTAGAAGGTGTTTCTCCCCGATACTCTGTATCTGCATTCATCGCACCATTCTTTGTATATCTCATACACTCTGTTAGCCCTCATCGATGTAAGAGTCATGCCGTTATCAACCCAGTCGAACTCGTTGAGGAACTCGATAACATGGTTGCTCTCGATAGCGAACTCGTATTCCAATTCCTTATCCTCATCTATCTCGCTGAACTTGTAGCCATTCTCAATCAGTCTGACATAACCATCAATGCTCCATCGCAATACTGCTGGCAGTACATCCTCGCTTGTGAGAAGTGTGTCGATTCCTGGTATTGCTCTGAATACATGGATATCATCCACTCTTGACTCGTCTGTGGTGAATGTGTTGTTGAACTTGTGCTTTGTACCCTCGAACCTTCTGAGCCATCCGCCGTTTGACTTGTTTGCACGTGGCAGTTCGTTACAGTCGATGAATATCTTGCATCTAGGCTTGAATTCAATGCGTGGCTTGCCCTTCACATCTGTAGATATGACATCGTTTGATGTGATTGCCTTGAAGATAGGCTCTGCCTCCTTGATGTCGCTTGTCGCTTCATGACAGAAGTTGACATACTTACCTAATAACTGTAACGTGTCAAATCGTCCACCTAGACGGCTTAATTCTAGAGTGCTGCATAGTTTACCATCACCCAGCAGAGCACTCAGTACCTTTGTCAGTACGCTCTTTCCGTTGCTTCCGTTTCCATAGAAGAGGTACGCCTTGTCCTGTATGCTGTGTTCCATAAACACCGAGCCGAAGTACTCTGCGAATCGCTTGATCAGCTTCTCGTCACTGCTTGTGGTGCTGCTTAGGAAATCCTCCCAGTCTTGGCTGTATGCATTCTCTCTGTACTCGTAGTTGAGTACATAGTCGTTGAAGTCATCGGGATTGCGCTTTCTAGTGAATCTGTAATAGCCGTCAAAAGGATTCTCGGTGAAGTAAAGCGTGCCGTTCTTGAGGTTCAGACAGTTCACCTGGTTAGGGAGTGTATCATCATATACGATTGTTCTGACCTTGTTCAGTATTGCTGATTCAAGATTGAATGATACATCAAACATCTCCATGATTCCCTGTCTGATGAGTGCATCATCGCATCTGCTCCAGTATGTGCCGTTGAATCGGTAGAAACCGAGTGATGGATTGCATCTTAATTTATAGTCATAGTTGGCAATAAACTCATGGGCATATTCATCATTTGTCTTGCCTCTTGTCAGTTCCCTTCGTATTTCCTTCATTTCTTCGCCGTCAGCACTTAAAACTTCCTTGGCATATTGCAATATGGCTTTCTTCTTAACTCTGCTCATATAAGGGCTGTGTGCCTTATAGACATATTCCATCAGTTCATCCATATCAGACATGGTTGCTTTCAGATACCATAGCGTGCCGTCCACTGCATGATTATTCAACAACGTGCTAGGTGAGAGCCCGGCGCAGTAGCAGTCGCTCACATCCTTGCCGTACTTCTTAGGGATGTTGACTATATCGAACGGTATATTGTGTTCGAACAGCTGCTTTGCAGTTGCTGTTGTGAACTGCACGCCTCTTCCGTCATTGTCGTAGCAGATTGCCACACGCTTGAATTTCTTGGCAATCTTGCATAGATACTCCGTCTGCTTGTTAGATAGTCTCGTAGCACTCGACAGGACTCTGTAGCCTTCCTGGTAGAATGTCAAGAAGTCGAATACTCCTTCTGCAATGACGATTGTATCATTGTCAGCATAAGTCTCACTTCTGTTAAGTGTATCAAGACCGTACAGTGTATTCTCCTTGAATGCCTCCTCTAGGTATGGCTTCTTATATTTAACGACATCGTACTGACTTCTGTTTCTAGCGCAGTAGTAGACGCAGCTGTTATTCTTGAAAATAGGGATGATGATACGTGGTACATCGACCATCTCACCGTTAGGAGATTTCTCCTTGAATACATGACTTCCTATATAAAGGTTATTGATGGTGCTGTCCTTGATCTTTCTTTGATGCAGATACTCTATATCCTCTTCCGTCAATTCGTTATGCCACTGTAGTATGGCATTGTTCCATTCTCTATAGTTCTGCTTGTATTCTGTATCGTTGAACGCAAGATTGAAACGATGGCACATTTCTCTGAATGCTTCTGATTTATCGCCATCATACTTTGCATATGCAAGCATGTCTGTAACATCTCCTCCGACACCGTCACTGAACGAGAACCAGGAGTCCTCGCTCACCATGACACTGTTGGGATTATGTCCTTCATGAATAAAAGAGGGGCAACGATATGTGCCCCCGTTCTTGTGCAGTTCGATGCCCAGCTCTGCAGCGAGTTCAATGCAGTTTATATTCTGTTTTATTTCGTCATACAACCTCATAGTAATCAATGTCCTTTCCTATAAATTCCTTGTATTTCTCCACATCCAGCACATCGCTCAGCTGTATCTCACCCCTGTCGAGCTGCTCTCCGAGCCTTTTGAGCTGTGCCACCTCTCCGTTCTTCGCATAGAGCATATTGTTTGGATAGCATTTCTTTCTGAACAGGAAATACATGGCTCGTCTGTACTGCTTGAAGTCGCAGTCGCTTGCAACCCATACGTGATAGTTCATCTTTGCGAAGATATACCAGTACCTTCTGAATGCCTTCTTGTTAAGATAGAAATCAAGCGTATGTCTTGTTACGTTCGGCTCATTAGTGAAGAAGAATTCATTTATCTCATAAATCGTGCCTTCAAAGACAACTTCGTTTGTTGTCTTGTCTACTACTATCCTGTCTCTAGCGAATGTCTGTGTAATAGGCAGTCTCAATTCGTTTCTGATGTAGTTAGGATATGAGCCGTACTTCTTCTTGAAGTACAGTTCCTTGACGCCTAAACTCTTGAGTTCCTCGACATATGGTGGTCTATGCTTCTGCTTGTAGAAATTCAGTATGATATTTCTGTATAGATCACCTCTGTAATCACTCATGACTTATCACCACCTTTCGTATTATCTTATGAATCTTTTCTGAAATTCTCTTATTGTCTCTCGACCTGGTATACTGCTTTTGGTAACTCTCTTGCATTTTGAATTGACTGTATGTATCAGAAAAGTGTACCTTTTCGTATCACCTAGTGAATCGGCATCATTATAGTACTTGTTGGAAATCATCACTACATCATCTATGTCGATTGTTCTTCCTTCGAAATCAAATGTGCCGTGTTCCTTTTTCGGTCTGAACTCTTTAAGGTATCTAAGCATGTCTTTGGCTAAGCGTTCATCGTAGAACTTCATCGAATGAATCTGCTTTCCGTTATGATAGAACTTTATCAGCCATGCATCACCTCTCATATTATAGTCTGCCGATTCCATGAACCACGTAACATTATCCAGGTTTATCAGATAAAAGCGATTCTTCAGCGCATAGAACTGCGACGGATTAATTGGATTTCTGAATGTGCACCACACTTCTACTAGTCTTGCCATTTAAGATTCCCCCTTTCCACATTACCACATAGCATACAGCACAAGCAGCAGCGTGATAGTTATCAGCCCAGCAAGAACGAAGAAATCTCTGTTCGAATGTTCCAGTTCTTCATGCAGTTTATCATTCTGCTCCAGCAGTTTTTCGTTGGTTTTCTGCATATTGTCAATTACTTTTGTTAGTTCTTCATTGTCCATCATTTACATCTCCTTTTTCAAGCAATTCTATAATCTTGTCAAACTCTGTTTGACTTGGCTTAACTCTAGAATGAGGAAAGACATTAAGATTAACCTGTCTATATTCCGGTCTCATCAGATCATCAAGGATAAGGTTGCATAGATACTCTAGTCTCATTCTTTCATCGTTATAGTAATCCACTTCACACATAGATAAGTACTTAAGCCAGAGATCCTTGTACCATAACAGTTTGATATCCATTGGAGTTAGTTCACTTTTCTTCTGCATCATTCTATTCCCTCCTGTTCTATAGGATATAGAGTGAGTATCGCATACTGTTCCTGTGCATATGCTCTATACCCTATGATTCTGTATTTGCTTCTTAGTTCATCGATTACATCACTTAACTGTCTCATTGAATAGTAATCGACTTTCTTGTAAATATACTCATTCATCTGTATATCACCACCATACTCGGAAACGGTGCTCCTGTAGTTGCACCTCCGAATTTCAGTCTGCCTTTTACAAACCTTATTTCCGCCTTTCCATAGATATAGTTGTGAAACCACCTGGTATCCGTTCTAGAAGGAACAAGCATTACCACGGTAGTGTTCTCTTTTCTTGACTGCTCGTATGAGTATTTGACCCACTTACCAATCTCTCTGCCGTAGGGAGGATTACAAAAGACTATGTGCCCCCCCAATCATGTGAGAGACCGTCTTGCTCTTTTGTGTAGAATTTCTTGCATTTATGATTCTGTTCATTGGCGCATGGATCTAGCGTAAAGTGAAATTCCTTGTTGAGCTGGTCAAAAAAATCCTGCGGCGTAGCCCATTCATCGGTCTTCGATGAATAATGTACAGACATGTTACTCTCTTGCTGAGGTCGTTTTAGTTTTTCCACGTAATTCCTCCTTTTTAGCAACGGTCTTCAAATATCAGATTACATCGTTTCATTCTTTACTACTCCTTGCTTCATTTATGGATTTCTTCAAACACGATCTGACGAGGAAGCATTCTATGACATATATATACACTGCTGAACGGTGGATTTAGACTTGGCTTCTGATCGTTGTAATTTTTAAAATAAGAAACTCGTCTATTCAGATACATACATTCAAACGTGTTATCGCGAAACATCTCAAATCGTTTCTGACTTTCGAATAACCCAACCACTCCAACGAGCATCGCAAAAGGTGTGTCTAGTTCAAATAATCGTTGTAACACCTCAGTTTTCAAACTGTATGGAGGGTTGGAAATAATGTAATCACATTTGGGTAGTGTCATTTCAAAGAAATCACCACCGTCGCTTATGTGAGAGTGGATGACGTTATACCCGGCATTTTCGAATTCTTTGACAAATAGACTGTCTTCTGTGTCAAAAGGGCACCATATAGTCGAACCTGGTTTAACGTATTTCATAATAGGTTCAACTGCATATGACGGAGTGTAAAACTCGTCATTTTTACTCTTTGCAATTTCTGAAACTATCATTTAAATCCCTCCTTATCTTCCAACGACTTTTGATAATAAGTCTTCATACAATTTCTTGAACATATCTCTTTCAGCGGTAAGTTGGATTTCCTTCTGCATTGATACTAATCCCATATCATTATTAGGTTCTGCATCATTAACAGATGCCACTGGTACATTCATACCTAGAGAGCATCTTAATCCACGTTCAATTCCTTCCATTTCTTCGTCACTTACAGTTCTCACATAAGTACCGATTCGATCTTTTTCAACAGTATGGATAGTTTCGCAGAGAGCAGTAGAAGGTGTTTTGCAGAACACATCTACATGAGTAGGCATGTCTCTCTTGATTTTTGTTGTAAGATAGACAACCTCGACATATTCACTGCCTCTGTTTAGATGGTTATCTGATACGATTACACCAGGTCTTCCTGTTGTATCGTAAGAATAAGAATCGTTGAAATTCTTAGAATATGTAATATAGAAGATATCTCCTCTCTTAACTTCTTTTGTGTTTAAACTATAGTTCATAATAATTCTCCTTTATTTATTCTTTCCAAAAAAATCCAATAGCAATAAGTATGATTGTGCATGTCATAAGCAGAATGCCTATGATATCCATAATTGCATCATTCATCTTATTTGCCTCCTTTTAAAACCTTCTTTAATTCTTCAGCCATTTTCGTGATATATTTTTCGCTTGCCCAGGCCTTCTTCACTCCCATATTTTCATAGAATTCCATAACACCAGAGGCATATGATTGGTTTTGCTTAATACATCTATCGTATTCGGCACGTTTGTTACGTGTATCAGCGTATCTTCCCCATTCGCTGACATCGTTCATAGCATCATTAATAGCCATCCATAAAGCCTCTCTCATGCCTTGACAGTATCTAAATGAAGCGCTATCCCAGTTTTCTAAAATCTTATGCTCTGCTTCCAATTCATCGCAGTACTTCTCTAAAGCTTCTGCATATCCTTTGAAGTTTACTAACGGTCTGCCTTCAGCATCTACAAGTATGGCAAAATCTATTTCTTTAGGTCTTTTAATCATCTTCATTCATCTCCTCTGCAATTAGTTCCATTACTCGGTCGTGTAATTGTTGAACTTCATCAAGTATCATGTTTTTCGTTCTTTCCGATGATTTTCGGTTGATAAGCAAGGAAATGTTTTCCTCTTGAAGTTCCTTACACTCCTTATTTAATTCTATATAATGTGCTTTTAAAGTTTTGTAATTCTCTAGAAGCCTGTTATAGTCTTTGGCGTGTCTTAATCTCTGCTTCTCGTTTTTATCGACCTGTTCGTAATATATCTCTCTTAACTGGTCATTCACTTTTGACAGATTTTGATAAAGTCTTTTGTAAACTTCACAATCATTTTCAAGCCTCTTGCACTTCTGCTTAAGTGTTTCTCTTTTATTCTTCAGCATTCTTTTCTTCCTCTTTTTCTTTTAACCAATCGTCAAGAGTCATTATTTCTCCAACAGATTCGTTGCTTTTTCTGTTAGAATCTTCAAGAAGTTCACTGTATTTTTTGTTAAGTTCTCTATTTTCTTTCTTTAACTTTGCCCATTCATAAGAAAGTTTGTCATGTCCCTCATAAAGATCGTCATATTCTTCTTGTAGTTTCTCTTTTTCAAGCTGCATCTGTGCAATGTAAATCTTGGTTGCACATTCAACAAGTGTATTTTGCAATCCGCCATAATTAAGACCTTTAAAAAATTGGTTATAAGCTGAATTTGATACCATTTCTAATATTTCTTTATAGGTCATCATTAATCACCTCGCAATTATCTAGAACCTCTTGAATTGATGTAGGTGTTGAGTCTTCCCACTTTACAAATTGGAATAAATTGTTAAATAGACCCAATTCATTATTCAATGAAAGACTTCCCCAACTATCTGCTTCTTTCTTTGGCTTGCTTTTGTACACGTAGATAATACCGTTTCTTTCACGTACAACGAATCTATATTGTCTCTTTTCAAGAAGATACTCTAAAATTCCATGTTCTAGTTCAGTCAACTTAACAGGCTCTTTGTACTCTGATAAAAGCCATTTTAATCTCGCCAATGAGCAATTACTTCTTTCTTTGACCATTCCACATTCAAAACAAGGTCTTCCACCACATTGCCAAAAACTGCCTTCTTTACCTTTGCTAAATGTAAAACTTCCAGCATCTCTCTCTTCGATAAACTTTAGCAATTTATCTCTATACTTTTCTCCGTTAATCATTTCCTAATACTCCACCTTATCTAAAGCATCTTTAATCAATGTAGGTTCTTTATCTTCCCATTTGATAAATTTGAAAAGATTTTCGAACGGACCTAAGAATTCTATATCATCCGGCTTAATGTCGCTTCTATTCCAATAAACATAGCCAATGTTATCATCAGTTTTTTCTTTATGAGGTTTATCTTCGTAAATACACAAGCAACCATCCTGGTCTCTTGCAATCCACTTAAAATGAGTGCAGTTTTCAAGATAATTCAAAATTACAATTTCTACAAAAGTATCACTAAAAGCGAAATTTTCCATTTTTCTTGTCCTCCTTGTTTAACTTCTTGAAGATATAATCAACACCTTCTTTAATGCTTTCTGTAGCCTTGTCTACGTTTTCATATGTTACGTATTGAGCAACCAGCATCTTATACATTGTTTCTTCAGAAGGAGTAACAACTACCCCTCCAACACTGATTGCAAAGACAATAAGCAGTTTTTTCAATACGTTTGGTAGTGGCTTCTTATCTTCTTCCACCACAGCTTTGAATATCCATGAGCCCCCAAAGAAAAGCAAACCAAATCCAATTATTAACGCTGCCAAATCACATACATCCTTAAGATTACTTACTACCGATATAACATAGAAAATCCATGGATTAATAATAGCCATTTAATCACCCCCAATACATGTACATACAATCTAGTGGAATGTCTTCTGCCTGTTCTAAAATGCATTCTCTTATTGAAA